GGCAATGGATACGATGTTCTTGAGCTAGAAGTTGACGTAAATTGATACGTTTTCTTTTGTTGTGGAAAACACCTAGCTTGTCTTAATTCTTCGCATACTTGGATAAGTAAATGTTTTACTTGCAAAGCCCCTGGATCCGTTCCTGATATAAGAGAAAACCCAGACGGTAAAGGCTCGTTTATTCTATATAAAAACCGTTGACAAATTTCTAAAACTGTTAAGCTCATTACCTGTTCCCACCTGTATTAAATAGAGTAACAACAGAATATACTTCTGTCCCTAGCGTTTCACTACTATTGGTTGTTCCTTCAAGCCTGTACTGATAATAAACCCCTTCAGCACCAACAGAAAATTTTAATCTATAAAATCCTAACGCGCTTGACGGCATTGTAATGGTTGCTGATTCTGAAATTCTTCTACCAAAATCAGAAACACATTTTACTTGAAATTCAGAGTATTCACTTGATTTTAGTAAAAATTCAAAACCTTCTATTTTTTTATTAGTAGATCCCTCATTTAAACTTTGATGCGCTCCATGAATTGCATACGGAATACCTTGAGGATTTCCGCTTGCGTCTGTGTCAACGTAAACTGAAGGAAAACCATTAATTTTCATCACCTTATCAGCTGTTGCAAAATATAAATTGCTTTTAAAATATATTAAATTATTAGATCCCTCTGTATTAACGCCAACGGTTAGCCCTGAATCCCAAGACCAAAGCGTCCACCCTTTACTTGTTAAATCGTAAACAAAAAAGGTTGTTATATCAGCATCATGATTGCCGTTAGAATCAATAAACCCTGGAGCCATTATCACAAGCTTACCTTTTTCTTTCCAATGAACTCCGCTCCATTTTCTGCAAGGAGATGTTGAAAAGTTTGCAGATCCAGAACCTGATGCCAAGTCTGTCCAAAGTGCGTCAATTTGCTCTGATATATTATCAACAAAAGCTGAGTTCTCTCCGTTTATAAAAGAGTTACGAATTGAAACTAATCCTGTTTTAGTAATAACTAAAATATCATTGTTGTAAGAAATGTTATTTTGATATCCAATAGGAGCGCCAATATCAAAACGCCCTTCAAGCTGCCAAGTTGCACTCCCTGGATAATCACCTGAGTACACAAGTACCTCACCTGAGATATCTCCAATGGCTAAATATACCTGATTAGAAACACCAACGGATAATGAAAAAACACCCATCCATGCGATGCCGCCTTTATTACTGAAAATTGAGGATAGATTTACCTCGGTACATGCTCCAGTTACTCCGCCAACTGTATTTGTATAATAATATTTTGAATCAGCTGCTTGACCATAAAATAAGTACGCGCGTGATTTATATCCAATTAAGGATCGCCAAGAAATTGGGGATCCTGAAAGAGTAAAACCGTCAGCAGCCCATGTGGTCCCATCATACACAACCTCATTGGCTGCTTCTGTTCCAAACCAAAGGCGTTTGTTGTAGTTACTAGAAAAAACCTCATCAGGCGTTGCAGAGTGCGTATATACATTTGAAGGAATGCTAGTAGTTACATCATATACCCCTTCAACTCCGCCCTGAATCCAAGCATATAAAGCACTATCTGCTGAACCTTTAGTTGAGTAAGTGCCTAAACTTAAAATGGTCGTCCCTGCTAAATCGGCATGTAATTCAATTGTTTCTCTTAGTTTTAGCTTTCCACCGTCAGTGCCAAAATTTTGAATCCACGGAGAATAAATCGGATCCATATTAGCAAGTGGAACCTTTAAATTCATTCCACCAACTGGAGGCAATAGAGTTACATTCTGAGTCATGATTTGACCCTTTTTATGAAAGTAACTTCTCCTTTTGCCATAGCATGATTCTTATTCTTTAAGTTCTTGTTTTATCTCTTCAGCTTTTAATTTTTCAGCTATTAATCTTTTTACTGTTTCTAAATTCATACTTGCAATTTTTAATTCTTGCTCAATATCAAAACCTAAAGCTTTTAACTCTGTAATTGATAAATTTGATATTTCTCTTTGTTGCATCTTACGCTGCCCCTAATGTTGTAATAGTCCCAGCCGAGCCTCTATATTTAAGTGCTCCTGCTTCTACGTAAATAACTCCACCGCCTGTTGGATTAGTACTCGGGACTGCCGTTGCGTTAAGAATCCCAAGTACGCCAGAACCAGAACCAGCTAATGCGTTATTAAGAAGTAAACTTCCATCATACGTAAGCCCCATTCTTAATGTTGCTGTTGCGTTGTTACTTGTATACCAGTAGTGTCCAGAAGAAGTCCCGCCTTGTGATTGGTAAAAAATCTCAGCATTTCCACCTATCCCAATCGCAGTTTTAAATCCTGCCAAGTTGTAAAATACTAACTTATCACCGTTACTCGTGGCATTTGCGTTCGAAGGTGCTGCATATCCGTTATTAGTAAAAATAACTGTGCCTTTGTTTGTCCCTGCAGAAGTGGCAGAACTACCAACAACAATATAATCACCAGTTGTTAATGCTCTTTGACCTGCAGGAATGGCAAGATTATTTCCAAACGCTCCCCTTGAAGTCCCTGCATCGTATGGTGCTGATAGCTGTGAAAATGGCATTAGCTTGTAAATCCCTCAATTATAGTTACCAATTCAGTAGCTGCCCCTGATGTTTGATAGCATGTAAAAGCTTGTTGACTCACAAACGTATCATTGCTCCACCAAGCTTGCCCTGAACGAATTACAATACAAGGTACTGCTGCTGTTGGTGTAATTGATGTCAACACGGCTGCTGCAGGCGAAACCGCAATACTAACCGCTGAGTTATTTTGTATTTCTACTGATACTCTTGTAGGTTTAGCTTGCAAAATTGTGACGCTTGTTGCGTTTGCAATTGATGGATTTGTAACCCCTGGTTTACCTGCAACAATCATGACTTAAGCCTCTTTAGCTACAACATAAACACCAAAATCAGTTGATGACAATCTAACTATTAACGCCCCAGCTGCTGCTGCAGTTGTAACCGCTGCGCCATCAGTTCCGCCATTAAGCTTAATTGTTGCTGTTGGTGGGAAAATATTTAATGCGTTCGCTCCATTATTCTGTACAAAGCCAATCTGACCAATCGGCCAAAGTGGTGGAAGTTTAACGCCTGTCGATGCTGCAACAGTTGATAGTACTGAAGTAAAAGCTGTTAACTGTAATGCATCAGTGATTGTTGTCCCTGTTGCCGTTAATCCAGTTGCAACCGATCTTGTTGGTGCATTTGGAATGCTATCTGTTCCAATTACATTTGCAATTTCGGGGTGCATCCCTAGCCCAACTAATTCTGTAACTTTGCTCATTTTATTTACCTTTTATAAAAATTTCTTGTTCTTTTGGCTCGTCATTCTCTTCATCAAAGAAACTTGCTCTTGTTATTTCTGGCGCAATATCTTCTTTGATTTTTTCTTCTTCTACGTATGGAGGAATTTCTATCTCTTTACTATCTTCAAGTAAAAAAGCTTCATACTCTTTTGGATATGATTTAATAGTTGCTTCATCAACTTCACCCTCAAGAATATCTTCTTGAGGCAAATTATTCACAATTCGAAAATTACCAGTTCGAAATTTAAACATATGGATCGTTTTCTCTGAAAGTCCATCTGCTAAAATTCTTTTTGCTTTATAAAACTCAATCATTAGATTTCATCCTCAGTGATAATTTTCTTTACTCTGCCTGGTGCTTTTCTTTTTCCTACTTCAGGATTAAGCATAAAGCCTTCAAGAGTCATCATTCTTTCTTGCATTTCTTTAATGACATTATCTTTTTGAGCCGCTTCCATCGATAATTGTTTTAATTTCTCAATTAACTCATTATCTTTTTCTTTTGCTGCTTTTCCGTTTACGTAAAATACTGCTCTTTCAAAAGCGTCTTGAATGTTTTTAGGAAAGTTACCATTCATTACAAATGATCTAGGTTTTGCTGCAAATTGCTCAACACTGTGAAGTCCATAACTTGCAAGAGTTGCAACACTTGCGTCATCAAGAACACCCCATTTTGCAATCGGTAGCCCTGGAGCGTTTAAGCCTTCTTTAAATCTGTCATATGAAGCCTTAAGCATTCCGCCAATGCACTCTCCATAAATTGGGTGAGCATAAGGATCAATTGCAAAGTTAGGATTAACAGAAGGTGGAACCTCCTTATATCCAATTATTTCAAACTCAAGAAGCTCATGAGGCAATTCTGAAAGTTTTGCAACAAGTTTATTTCTTGAGTCAACAGTCCATTCAATCATGTCTGTATTTGTAAATTTCTCATACTTAGCAATCTTAGAGCCATGAAAGTCATACTCTGCAAAAGTAAAAAACCTAAAAGGTAAACCGCCTGTATGCTCACCAGATAAATGACTTATTCCTTGCTCTGAGCTTGGGTTAAGTTTTAGATTCCTAGCTTTTATTTGCTCGTAAGCTACGCCAGGAAGATTAAAGTTATCTAGTATTGAACTATCCATTTGGTTTACCTTTTAATGTTGTTTATTAAGCGTTTGCAGTTGTTAATAATCCACTTGCCCATGCTGGTGAATCTGCTGCACCTGTAATAGTAGTAATCAGTTTTAATCCACTTACAAGTGTTGTTGCCGCATCATCTACCACTCCGTTTGTCGCAGTTGTGTAGATTTTTACGTTTTGTACGCAAGATGCTGCAAATTTACCTGTGTGTGCTCCGTATCCTCTAAAGACCCAACCATAAAGTGAAGATGTAAATCCTCCTGCTACTTGAACACAACCAACTTGTGCTGGCTCTGTTGAAGGGTTAGTAGTTGTTGTCATAGATGTGATAGTGAAAAGCCCATCAGTTGATATTTTTACATATTCATACTGTGCAATTGTTGCTCCGCCTTTTACATACTGCCAAAGTCTTCCTTGTTCGTCGTATTGAAAAGTTCCAACTTTTGGCCCTGCAACTGCGCTGGTAGTGGTTACTGTAAAATCGTTTGATGTTAATTGTCCGCTCATTTTAAAATCTCCTTAAAAGTTATAAAGGGGAATTTCTTCCCCTAATTTATTAATCAAAACCAACCCAGTTAAACTTAGCTAATCCGCCAATAGTTGCTGCTGTCATAGTGAACAACAATCTTGATACTGCTGCTTGGTCTTGTGAATTAACAGGCTCGAGCATGTCGAACTCTGCTTTATCGTGAAACACGATATTAACCCCGCCTTCTTCTACACAAAGAATGTAACTTCTTGTTGCAGTTAATGCAGAATATCCAGAGTAGTTAATACCACCACCAAGATAAACATCAGCACCGCGATACTTGATTTTTTGAAATCCAGCTTCGCCTGTTCCGGTGTTGTCATTAATTATTTGTATTGCTTGAGTTGCTTGAGTTAAGTATTCAAAATGAGTGTTACCTGCATAGATAACTTGTTTCATTCTTTTTCCACCGCGAGTTGTTGCGTTGATACCTTTATCGTAAAATCTCTTGATGTTACCAGGAGAAGTTGCGCCTTCTGACCAATCAGAAGCAGTATCGAATTTTTGATTTCTAAACCATGCAGCGTTTGCGCTTGATCTATCAATTCCACCGACTGTCCCAGTTGTTGGAGTTGTTGAAACCAATGATGCAAGCCCAATTAATTGCAATCCTGAGTAACCTGTTCCGTTAGAAAGAAAACCTTCTTGGAATTGGTTCATCATTGTTGCTTCTGCAGCTTTATATTTTGCTCCGATAATATCGAAGTATTGTGTTTGCGCTCCGCCACTGTTTTTATATCTTTCTGCAAGTGACCAAGTAACCGCACAAAGCATGTATCTCCAGTCAAATACTGCAGAATCAACGACTTTAGTATCATTTATTGACACTTGTCCTGTTTCTCCAACCCATGTGCTGGTTGAGTTTGGTGCTGTGATTGCTGATTCTACGATTTGAGAACCACCTGCGATTCTTCGAACCCCGCCTGCTGCTTGCATTAAGTCATAACCTGGAATGTTATCACTTACCGCATCTTTTAATACCTTGCTTCTTGCAAGCCCTGTTACTGTGGCTAATTGCCCTAGTCCTACGTCTGCCATTTTAAATTACCCTCTGTTTTTTAGCTGTTCATAAGCCCATTTTGCAGTTGCTCTTGGATCGTTAGATCTAAGAGCTTCTGGTGGAGGATTGAAATTAAGTGCGCCAACTGAGGCTGGTGAACTCTTCCCTCTAACCGTAACTGCAGCTTGAGCCGCTCTTTGTTGAATTTGATTATTATTAGCTGTTAGAGGTCGAGTTTGTACTGGTGTGCTTTGAGGGATTGAACCTCCCCATAGTGCTTGACGCTTTTCTTCAGTTGCCTGTCTTAAAGCATCGCCCCATGAAAGGCTGGGATCGGAATCTCTCAAAGAACTAACTCGCGTTTTCAAACTTAAGAGGTAATCTCCGTCCTGCAATTCAGGGTACCTGTAATTGCCAGAGGCTGGATCAATCTCTTGCTGTACGCTTCTCATCTGATTAACGATCGGTTCTGCCTCTCGATCAGTTTGAGATTGTTCTATAGTAGAGGTAACAGAATTTAGCTTTTCCTGTAAAGCTCTAAATTCAGGATGTTGAGCAATATCAAAATTTCCTGTTTGTTGTAAACCTTGAAGCGCTTCTGCTGCAGCTTCTTCTTCAATATGTCCAAGATTTACACCAAGTTTTATGTATTCAGCACGAGAAGTTTGAGGATTAGTAAGCTTTTCTTGAGCACGAATAAGTGACTCAAAAACATGCTTTTCTGTAGGAAAATGCTCGTTTATTAATGGTTTTGCAAGTGAGGTTATTTCTTGTTTCTCTCTTGCTGCCTGTTCAATTGCTCTACTTCCTCCACCTTCGACATCTTTAATTGTTCGATTGAACGCTCTTTTTAATCCTGCTGGTAAGTTATTAAAAAGCTTTGCCTCTTGTGGTTTTAATCTAGCAGGTGGGAGTAGCTCAGGATCCTGCTCTTGCTTTGCTTTCTTTTCAGGCTGAATCTTTTCTTCAGAAGGTTTATCTTCTTTTTGAAGTTTTTCAAATTCTCTCTTTGCTGTTTCTCTAGGGCTTTCATCTTTATTTGGCGTGTCAATTTCCTCACTCTTTTCAGGAGTGGGTACCTCTAAACTTTCATCTTGTTTAATCTCTGATTCAGTAGTTTCTACTACCTCGCCCACGTTGTTTTCTGTCTCTGTTGATAAGCTTTCCATTCTCTTTCCTCTCTTGCGTTAATTTCCTTTGATTTTTCATCAATAGGGATTCTGTCATATTTAATATCGTAATAAGCTTTTTCAGCTGCTTCACGAATTTCTCTCTCATGCTTTTCAGGATCATATCTCTTAAGTGGTTGCTGTAAGTGATCGCCCCCTGTTACCTCATATCCTGCAGCTTTTAAAGATGCTTTGTATGCTGATTTTGAATGATAGATTTTATCATCAAGCATTGAGTGAATACCGTCTAATGCTTCGTCTCTGTGAAAGACTGGGGCAACTTCTAACTTTTTAGGCACATCAATTTTTTCAAGTTCGCCTGTTGTAGTATTAAAGCGAAATCTTCCCCTTTCTCCGTCTGCTTCTTCAAAGCTCATAATCATCCTCCATCATCATGGTTAATAGTATAAGTCTTAACTTATACATATATTCCTCACCGAAAAGTCTTTTCATTTCTGGTAATTCATCTTTGAAAACTTCTTTTAGAAAATCCTCTGGTTTTTTCTTTCTTAGAGATTTACTTAGATAAACAGTTCTACCACCCCCACCATAATATGCAGGATTAATTCCATAGTGTGGTTTTAAATAATAAAGTAAAGTCATTATTCTCTAATAATAATTTTATCTCTTATTGCTTGCTCAAGTAGAACCTTTATAGCTTCTTTCTGGATAGAGAGCTCTTGATTGAGTCTATCCTCAATTAACAATCCAACAACTTGTTCAACTAAAATTAGCTTAATAAAATCTTCCCTAGACATGGGGTTTGGAATCCCTCCACCGTCCTCAGTCGGTAGCATACTTTGATAATTAAATTTCTTTGCTAGTTCTGTTACGATGTCATCATCAATATCAATGTTTATCTGCATATTCCCTTTAAGTTAATAGTCCTACATCTCTTAATGCTTTTACTACTTGTCCGATTGTATAACCGTCGAAAGTTGCTGTATCGTTTGCTATTCCTGAAGTATTTGCTGCGAATGTAGATGCTGCACTAGCTGTTGTTGGCCTTGCAATTTGTGCTACGTTATAAAATCCTAAGTTAGTTCCGAGGTGTCTAAAATTTGCGCCAACATGAAAAGAGTCGTCTGTTTTTAAAGTGTCTGCTGCTGAAGAATAAAGGTTTGTATCTCCTCCAATTCTAATTCCATCTTGAGCAAGTCTTGAAGTGCCTTCTATATTAATTGCGTAATTCGTAGTACCAGTGAATGCCCCAATCGTTGGCATTGCACCAAGTCTTAAGCCTACTCTTGTCTGATTGTTAGCTGTAAATGCTGGAGCATCCGCTCTAAAACCATACCAAGCAGTAGTTGTTCCAGTTGTTGTTCCTGCACCTGCCCTAAAAATTGTAGCATCTGCTGTTACCGCACTTGCATGAGAGGTAGAATTAAAACCAAAATAAACAATTGCAGTAGATACGTTTCCTGCTGCTGTATTATCACAATAAACTAGACCACCAACTTCTCTTGTAACTGTCCCAGTTGATTCATTTCTTGCATAACCCTCAAATCCAACTAACCCGCCTGTACCATCTGTGTGATTTTGTGAGTTAGTTGCTGCAACTGCAAATTGTAATCCCCAGTTTCTGCAAGTAGATGAGGCAGATGGTGCTGAGTTTACTTGACATAAAATCCCTTGAAATGTTCCAGATGTAGCAGTGTTAGTGGGAGGAGATGCGTGTATCTTATCCTCAACTCTTAAGGTATCTGCTGCACTTCTATAAAGTCTAACATCTCCACCTAGTGAAATCCCTGTAGTGTTTGTTGTGGCGTTAGCCATTGTTAAGGAAGTAGAGTAAACATGTCTTGCGTAGTTTGTTGCACTTCCAAAATCGTAGGTATTAGCAGATGAAACTAAGTAATGTCCTGTTGAATAAACTCCTGCTGTTGTGCCTGTGGTTTTAATCCCATAGTTTGTGGTGCTGTTACTTCCTAAAAACTCACCGCCAACGCTTTCTGTACCAGTTGCCCCTGCCGAGCGAATCCCTGCTGCATAAACCCCTACGTATTTTATAATCGGTGTCCCAGTTCCGTTATTTGTAACTGTACCGCTTGCTGTATTATAACTTCCGTATAATGAAATATTAGGAGAATCAGTTGAAGCTGAGATAATAATATTGGGAGCACTAACTGAGTTTGAGGCGCCTGTTAATAATAAATTATAATCTGAAGAACCATTATTAATGGTATATGACCCAGACAATGCAAGTTGATTGGCACTTGCTGATTTAGAATCAGACAAAACTGCGCCATTGACACTGACTGAACCGCTGAATTGAAAATAGTTATACGCTGCGCCATAATTAATCGTACCGTCATTGTTTGGTGATAATGTATCTGAAGAAATCAGAGAAGATTTTGTAGCAAAGAGGGCAGTTCCAACATCAATCCCAGAGCGAGCTGAAGTTTCTAAAACGTTTAAATATGCCTCATCAACCCCTGGCTGTGGAGACTCTATGTAAGTAAATACTGGGTTAGTTTGAAGAGTGCTTGTTGAATCTAAAAATAGTACAGAATTAGGATCACCACTAGGGATAATAGAACCAGTAGTAAGTGGTGCTGTAGAAATCTTATTAGCACTCATGAGTATGCAGTGTAAGAAACACCCTCACCGCTAACTGTTGAATCAATATATAATTTATTTAAGTTATCTATCTCTATTGAATAAGCTTGGTTTGCAACTAGTGGTGTTCCTCTTCTTGTCCCTGCTGCTGCGACACAAGTGACTGCACCAATCACCACTATTCCTGTATTAGAAGAAAGCGCTGTAATGTCTACTCTCTCGCAAGGAACATCAGCAAATTTAACACGAGTACCTGCTGTGGTTACCACTTGCCGGCCATCAACTACGGTTGTTAATGGATCGGATCTTAAATACTGAACCTGACCAGCTGACGTTACAAGAACCTTTACAGCATAATCAGGATTAATAGATGATGCGGAATTTGAAACCGTTGTACTCATTAATCATCACTCTCTGAATCTTCCATCTCGCCTGGTTCTTCCATTTCTACAGGCTCAATCTTTACGATTGGGTTACCATTTGCGCCGGTTGTAATTGTGCCAATCTTTGCTGTTGGTTTTGGCATTACTACTGAAACATTTATCGGCTGTGATTGTGGTGCTTGTGCTGAAATAGTTCTACTTTGTAAAACTGCGTCTTTTGTTTTTTCTTGAGTAGTTGTTATGTGTTTTAGTACTTCAAAGAGTTGTGCGTCTTTTCTGTGCTGGTCTTCCATCTTCAAGCGTTGTTCCTCGAGAAGTCTCTCATAGGCAACTGCATCATCTCTTTGCTTTTCAAGTTGTAAGCGTAATGCGTCCATCGTGGCTTTACTATCCTCGATAGTTTGTTGCAAGAATAATTTATTTTCTTCAATGGTTTTATTAAGCTCAACTTTAGTCATTTCAATCATATTCTTTGATTGATTTGCCTCGTTCATTATCTCGTTTCGTCTTGCCTCAATTTGATTTTCTTCTAACCAGTATTGCCCATCAACTGCAATCTTTTGTTGTGCGTTAGCACTGGTGGTTTGAATATCAAGTAATTTAGCTTGTATTTCTTGCGCTTTTAGATTTGCATCATTAATATTTTTTTGATCCGTTGCACCTATTTGCGCCATTCTGTATTGATGGTCTAGCCTCATTTGCTCTTGCTTCATTGGTATTTCGGCGTTCATTTTCGTATAGAACATTTCCTTATCAGCTTCAATACGAATCATCGCTGGGTCTGGTGGAGGAGGTGGTGGTGGTTGTTGTTTTGCTGCCTCTGCTTGTGCGATTAAATCTTGAATTGCTTTTGTAGCAGGAGCCATGAATTTCTTGCCAACTTCACTTTGATTAAGTGAAAGCAATACTGCTTGAAGCCCTACGAGTGCAAAGTCAGGAGATGTTTGAAGCATTTCAGCTGCTTGTTTTAATCCTTGTGTTACGGTTGTAACTGCAGCGTTTAGTCTTTGAGTTTGAAGACCCTTATCGACAAACGTCATCGAGTCTGTGTCAATTGCAATTCTAACGAGTCTTGCCTCGTCGTTTCTTAAAAGCTCAAGAGCTTGGGGAAATTGCTCCTGGTCTTTTGGCTGCATGTATTGATAACCAACAATTTCTGCAATCTTATTGTCGTCAAATACTTTGTAGGCAAGGTCAATCATCATCTCGATTGAATCTCTTGCAAGTTGTTGAACTTTTTTCTTAGCGTTTTTAAATCTATCGTGTGACGCGCCAGCTTTTATTTCTTGTGCGCCTAGTGTTTCAATCGGGTCTGATAATCCTTGAACAATATCTGGAACGCCTGCCCATTTATCAAAGTTGGCAATAAATATTTGTTCTTGTTGATTAAGCTCATTGATTGCATTAACAAGCTCTTGAACTGGCATATACCAGATCATGTTTTGTAAACCGCCTTTTTCAACTAATGATTTAAGTGAGCTTGCAGATATAAATTCCTGATCGCCTGCATTAAGTAAAGCTACTAACTCTTCGTTGCCGTCTACTATTGCACGACGACGAACTGCATCAATAAGCCCGAATATGCGTTGATACATTTGGTGAAGCTGCAGCGCAACTGGTCTTAACTGTATCCAAGCAGGAGTTGGAAACATATTCTTAGGTGGTTTTCCTTGAATAATAAATGGAGGAGATGGGAAGAAATTTCTAAAACCGTAAGGATCGACTGCAGGTGGCTTTAGGAATTTACTCGGCATTCCTTCTGATATCCAATAAACTGTTTTATTCTCCTTGCTATAAATCTCATAACCATCAATGTATTTTTCACCTGTTGAAACAGGACGGCCTCGCTTATTGATTTGGTCAAGGGATTGATTAGGGGAGGATTTCCAAGGGTAAGAAGCGAGAACATCAGGATCAAACCCTTTGCTCTCTGCCTCTTCCTTTGAATAACAAAAATAGTACGCCATCTCTGTGATGTCTGATGAGATTTTTGCATTTGGGGAATGCAAGATTTCATCGTAGCAAACAGGAGCTAAGCATATTTTTTGAGATAGTGGATCGACAATACCATTGTCGACATTGGCGTAGTATACGATTTGATTTGTGCTTTTTGCACCGTGAATAAAATCACTAACCGACATACTCATGACATCATCAAAGTGTGAGTTTGCCATTAAGTACTCGCCTAATCTTTCAGTGATTAGACCCATAGTCACTGCAACTGGGTCTTGAACGTCGAACCTTGTCTCTGTAACTAAATCAGGCGTACGTGAATAAAAAGCAGGCTCAAGATTATTAACTGCAGAATAGTAAGCTGGGTAAACTCTCGGCACTTCTGGCCTGTCTTGAGTTTTGTATTGATCCTCAAAGTCTTCTGTCTTTAGAAATTCTCTGTATGCTTCTCTTGTTTGATTAACGTGCCTTTGATAATTCGGGTTACGCTTACAATTATTGGCCCATTTAATCCAGTATTCTGGATAATTCCTGTTTTCCTCAGGGTTTGCGACTTGATTTTCTGCTGAATAAGAGTCCATTTAGTAGTTATTTAAGAATGTTTTTACGAGTTGGTATTAATTTCGCTTTTATTCCTGCAGGTGTAAAGCGCGATTTTTTGGCAATATCTTTGTCTGATGGTTTTTTTATTGTCAGTGGTCTGGCTGTGCAAGCGTAACGAATTGCATCACAAATGTGCGTCGGCTCTCCATGTTCTGCGGGTAATTCAATATTATGTGAATCTCTTGGCAATGAAGGAACGTAATCACGGCAATAATAAGCAGACTCTACAAAATAAATAAGCGGAATATCTTCAATGCCTATTAGTCTGTCTCGCATTTGCCCAGCTCCTTGAATGCGTGAGGTATTTGCTTTTATAAGTGGTACGCCATGTTGAGCAAAAACATCTGCCATCGTGTGCTTTTTATTAGTTGTTGGCGAAGTCTCGCCTCTATCTGCAAATGGATAAGAATCAGTAAGTGTTATGTTTGATGTTTTCTCAAGTGTACGTTCAATTATGCCTGCAGCTATTTGTGGGTTAGATAGGCGTATTCCTTTTTCTGGTGCTGTTGGGTCGCATCCGTACCATTCACGGTAACAAATTAAAGAGCCGCTCGGTAACCAAAGACTAGAGCCATCAAGTGCTGTGATTTCCTCACCGTCTGAGATTGTCCACCAAAGAACTGCGAACGGTTCAGCGGATCCCCAGTCAAAAGTTCTAAACTTAAACCAATGCGAAGGAGGTGTGAAATCAGGGATAACATGCTTTTCTTCATCCCATTCAGGGAAGAACTCACCAAGTGCTGCGTCCCAATCACCCTCATCAAGTGCTTTGGCAAGTGCCTTATCTCCAATACCTTCGAGCCTGCCTGCGTGTGCTTCAAGGTCAACGCTCGGGTTGTCAACGGCGCGAGACGGGATAAACTGTCTTAAGAATCCTTCAACCTTTTCTATTTCAAAAGACCGCCTGCACTTAACAAAGTTTCTCTTAAAGAATGGAACGGATACGCCAATAGGGTTGGCTGTGTATATGATGCGAGGAAACATTTTCTGAGCGTGGTCTGGTAATGCTTCTTTCATTGGCTTTGAAAGACGGCACCAACCACGAAAGAATCGAATCAATCTCTCACTTATTTGTGTTGCCTCATCAATAACAATTACATGTTTCTCAACTCCTTGAGCTGAATTAAATTGTCTCTCGTCCTGGCAGTGTTGGAAGTAAATTAAAGAACCATTATGAAATCTAATTTCATCTTGAGTAATCTTAACAATCTTTGCTTTGACTAGTGGTTCAAGTATCGAACGAAATCCAGTTAATCCTTCAAGATGATTTTTCCTAATATCATCAATCTTTTTTCTTATTAACACGCATTGAAGATTTGATATTGACAAACACCAAGAGATTAAAGCGATACGAACAAAATGAGACTTACCGCCTTCAGTTGCTCCACCAAATAATAATTCAGTTGCCTCTGTTTGCAGTGCTTGCATTTGTCTTGGATGCAGTGACAAGCTTTCAGAGATATCAATTCTTGTTACCACTTATTTTTTTTCAAAAACATTTGAGATGACCTCAACATTCCCAGAGTGTTCAACGTCTGTTTTATCGCGCCATCTATCTCGATTTCTATTTTTTAACCAGAAAATCATTGACGTTGGATCAGGTGGCAATTCTTCTTCTTTAGTAATTACATTACCATCTTCATCAGTGGTAATTGTTTTTTTTCTCATGCCTCTTGCACGTGCTGCGAGTGCATATTCAATTTGTACAGTGTCAAAATAATCGCGTCCATCCTTTATGGCTGCGGAAAATTCTGGATATTTATTTTGCCATTCTGATATTGTATCTATTGATATATCTAAAGCTTGTGCCAATTCAGGACCAGTTGCACCAAGTTTTGAAACTATAGAATAAGCTTGTCTAACTGTTTTTTCGCCTTCGTATTTTGTTGGTCTACCGCCGGCCATTGGTTGATGATTCCTGAAACTTTTCTTTATTAGCTTTCAAGGTAAGCTTAAAACATTTCTTACAAAATACTTTTTTTAAGTCTGATGTCTTACCTGTGATTATGAAATCATATCGTGTGACGTTGCAACCTGTACCACATCTTCCGCGAGTAGCTTGATATTCTGCGAGTAGTTGTTGGTCATTCATTCAATTATCCCAGTGAAAGAACATAGCCATTCTTTATTATTCTTGTATTCTTTCACCCTTACACGAATATCTTCAATTACGCAATCAGGATTTTCAAGCATTGGGAGTGAGCGAAGAATATTTGCGAGAGAGTTAGGATGATTGTCGGTGAATATGAACTCGTGCAAGAGTTCGAAAGCTTTTCTGTGATTTTCTTCAAATTGGTCTTTTTTAACTCGCTGTTGTTTACGCTCACGAATATTAGCAATGTGACCTCGTTCATAGCGAGAGAAATGCTCGAAATTTATATAATCGGTGAGTGCTTTTTGAATAACTGCAATCCAAAGTTTTTCCTCGGGGTAGAAAGCACGAAAATCAAGTAAGATTTCTGCTGCTGGTATTTTATCCTGAGTAATCAACTTGAGAGTATGATGTGGAAAATAAGGAAAAGTTTCAAGAGATTATTTTAACAAAAAATAGCTAAATATTACGTATAGTTATACCACCTCATGTTCTTTGTTGTGTAATACATCACATGCTAACATATTGATATTACTACACTAATATTATTTAGTTGTGTAATAAAATTAGGTGTGTGATTATAATTAAAGAGCGGCAATAAAGCCGAATAAAAAAGGACAAAAAGATGAGAAAATTTGAACTAGACAACACCGAGGGATTTACACAAACACAATTAGACGCAATGAACGTCAAACTTATTGCAGAGGTAGAAGCAATCGCGGGCGATTACTCAGAAGACGAACAGTGGCTTCTAAACGACGTAATCAAAACTATCAAAGAAAGAATTTTAAATGAATCAAACTAAACGAGGGCGAAAGCCCTCACCGACAAAAAAACATCGTTATAATATTTGCTTACGGCAAGACGTGCATCGAGAGTTGAAAAAACTAGCAGAAAAAGAAGGAATGTCGGTATCTGTCTGGATTAACCGGCAGATACTCTATGCGCTGTTGAAAGATATGCAATAATTCAAACCACGCTTGACGGTGTGCCAATATTTAGACTCAAGGTGTGCAATTGTATGCCTTGAGTCTTTTTTATGCTTAGGATTGATTATACTAGCTATAAAACAATATTCTAATATCAAAGACAATAATAGTATAATAGTACAATAATAGTACTTTTTCTCTGCTGGTAAAAAAACGTCTCAAACACTGTTTTAAAACATGTAAGTTATTAATATATATATAATATTATATATAAATATATATTATAATAAAATAATAATAGTATAATAGTACAATAGTACCATAGAGCACTTCCCTTTTAGAACCGAGGGTAAAGAAAGTGCTCTATGATACTATTGTACTATTATACTATAATTAATGAATCCAATGGGTTACAACGTTTTTTTGTACTATTATTGTACTATTATTGTACGATTCTGATTTTTTTGCTGTGTCTTGTGCTGAAATAGAACTTAGTTTTGATTCTTCAACTGCCTGGTGAATAATTGCTCGAGCTAATTTCTCAATCTCGTTTTCTGACAGTTCGTCAATTGATTTCATATCACTATTTGATTCTTGTGATATATTTGCTGGATTTTTGAGCAATATCGAATCTCTCGTCAATTTTAAGAATTTGTTCTTCAACCAACTCATCAACCGTTTGATCCCTTAATTTTGATGGCTTAATTTTCGGAAAATTAGCCGCCCTTGAAAATTCAGACCACGGAATTGCTTGTCCAATTTTCAAATATTTCTCAATCCTAGTCAGTATCTTTTCTCTAATCTTATTGCTATTTTTCTCTTCTTGATTATCGAATAATCGCTCAAAGCAAACTTTAGCAGCTGACTCAGTTAAAAATCTAACTAGAGCTTCAGCGTACCTAAAGCATGACTCTGAGACAATACCTTTTTCACTCAAAATGATCGCAACCTTGACCGTGTTTTCAAACATCCGCCTATAATAAGCTGACAAAATCGGGTTTGATTTCTCATTTTCCTCGCTGAATATCTTGGCTGTCTCTTTCAATATTAACGCAAATTCAAGCGCGCCAGAGTCAAACTCAACAACCGTATTTTTAACCCGCAAATACTTACCAACATCGCCCGCCATTTCTTCAGGCTCGCCTGTTTCTAGGTCAATTACCTCATATATAATTTTATTACTGATTTTCGTATAATACGACTCTTTGCCGACCGTCTTATCTTCTCCAAGAAATATTAGTATGCGTGGCAGAAAACCATCTTCCACAAAATCTGAAGATAATGCATCAAAAAAACGTGCGGGCGTACTTGCTGCAAAAAGGGATAACATAGGCTTGTCAATGTCAATCCTTTTCTCTTTTGAATATTCCTTGCCACGATATTTTCTTTTTCCCGCTGAATATAAAGCCATGATTGTTGCAAGAATTCGCGCTTCATAGCTCGCCTTCCCTGTTGCAAGGGCACGTAGGGCGACCCCAAACTCATCCCATATTAACAACTGTCTTGGCTCTCTTGATAATGCGCTTAATATTGCAACGTCACTTGCTGGCTCACCCATAAGTAAGTGATCCAGATTACACTCAGCGCAAATTTCTTCGATAACGGATTGACACTGTGATTTACCGGTTGATGTCAAAGCAATCGAACAAGAATAAAGATTAGGATTAATCCCGAACTGACTTGTTTCACGCCCTGATTTCAAAGCCCCAACAAAAGAAAGAGCTGCCCCCAATGCAAGACCAGGCTGATGAAATTCAAGTCGGTCATAAATAAGACGCGCAATTTCACCGGCTAGCCCTGGGCAATTTTTCAAAAATCTTTCAGTTGTGTGCATTCTTTGTCCTGTTTGATGATTTGCTCCCACTCCTTTAATGCATAATTAAGAAAAGCAAGGTACTTTCTGTTGCCTGACTCGCAAGCAGTTAGAAGCTCTTTTTTAATGTATTTCAGCATTCGTTCGTCGAAGTCTGATAATTCTTGCGGGCTCATTTTGCCTTGAAATTGATTGCTTCTAATTCTTGGAAAGTCAAGCCGGTTTTTTTCATAACAGATTTATAATGCGACATATGCATTTGAGATCTGTTTGTCTGCCATCTCCATATAGTTGAGCGATTAACAGATAAAAGCTTCTTAGTTTTCTCGATTCCGCCAAGAACAAAAATTAATTCTTTCATAGATGATATTTTTTTCATAAAAACATCTTGCAACATGATATGATTTAATGCAATAGTCTTTTTATGTTGATACGAGATTTAAACAATACTTTCTTTTTTACTACCAGCGCTTTTTACGTTACTAACATAAATTCAGCTTTAAGAATTATTAGTAATAACTATAGAGAAACTGGCGTGATTTGTATTGACGACATAAACCCTCAAGAGGCAATGGATCATATATATAAATGCTACAAGCGAGACGACCGATGCTGTGATTTAAATGATTTAAAAAAGGATAAGGCGAAATGAGAGGATACATAAATAAAGACTGTCTCGAACTTGGATGTAAAGAGATTTTACTTACACAAACTCCAACAGCATTAAATCAAGTTGAAGTTATAATTATACCAATGCTTGAATACTTAGAACTCCAAGAGGCGTGTGAGAAAATCAAGGAATTATGTAAAGAACCAATATTAGTAAATAATAAATTTTTAAAATGATAATTATAGATAAAGATAACAACATACTTTTTACCAATACATTGATGGGTATTGGTAAATCAATGCAGGACACCAATGCTTTAATTTTACATTTAAATATAAAGGAATATGTACTATGTCAATTTCCAGATTGTATAACTCAAGATGAATGCATTGATTACATTTGTCAGTGCTATCAAAACGAAAATAGAATTTGCGACTTAAGAAATGCCAAGGAGCAAATAGAGGCAAATGAGAAATTTTTAAAAGGATAAAAAATGAAAATACAAGACACAAAAATAACTAAACCGCCTAAAATATTCCTATTTGGAAAACCAGGCCATGGAAAATCAAGATTTTTCGCATCATGCCCTAACCCGCTGTTTATACAGACAGAAGATAGGCTGGCACATCTTAGCGTAAAATCAGGAGGCATGATTGATAGCTATCAAGAACTGATTGACCAATTAACATGGGTACGAGATGCCGACCACGATTTTAAAACAGTGGTTATTGATACAGGTGACAGCGCGCAGAAATTTATAGAAAAAGAAATATGCAGAATTGCCGGTTGTTCATCAATTACTGATGAGAAAAAACTTGCTTATTATGTCGGATACGTAAAAGTTGCTGAGAAATGGGAGAAAGAAATATTGCCAATTTTAACAGAGATAAACGAGAAGCGAAAAATGATTGTGGCGATTACATCACACCTTACAGTTAGTAAGATTGAGCATCCGCAATATGGAGAACACGATCAATTTCAACCATCAATAGATAAACGCTCTGCAAAAGTAATCAAGGGTTGGGGTGATATCGTAGCATTTCTTGACATGAGAGCAGGTATAAAAAACCAAGACGAAAAAGAAGAAACCGTACGTTTTCGTGAAAGCTCTCAAAGAGTATTACGCCTAAGACCACAGCCGTTTTGGGATACAAAAGAATCTTACAACTTACCGGATTATATAGACTTACCAACAGAAAAACCTGGTGAATTTCTAGGTTGGAAACTATTGGCTGAGGCTATCCGATATGGTGTGGGAGTTAAAGAAGCAAAAAATGAAAATAATGATAAAGGAAAAGAATAATGAGCGATTTTGATAAATATGACATAGAAAATTTTGAAGAAGTAACACGCGAGCGAGTAGCCGAAGGTGAATATAATCTTGAAATAATCGATGCAAGCATGGATGAAAAGGACGAACTAGTTTTAGTAAAAGTAAAATATGGAATTATTGGCGGAAAGTTTGAAGGGCAATGGCTGTTTGATAATTTTGCAATCTTATGTTTAGCAAATAAAGATAGGCAAAATATCGGCAAAGCAATGTTTAAAAGACTGCGTGAGTCTGTTGGTTTAAGCGAAGTTAAAAATGTAAGCGAGCTGATTGGCAAGAAATTGAGAGCCGAACTTGTTTGGAATGGTAAATTCAATAATCTTAAAAACTATAATGCATTTAATATTAATTCTTATCTTGATGAAAAAAATGCCGAGGTTAGTTCAGGCTTTGAAGATATGCCGGATAAAGAGGACGATAGTGACGACATTCCTTTCTAAAATGGTATTGCAATTCCGTTTTAAATATGACATGCTATGATTATGAAAAAATGTATAGCATGTCATATAGAAAAACCTTTAGATAATTTTCATAAACATCCGCAAATGAAAGATGGACATTTAAATAAATGCAAAGTATGCGTTAATTTATATGTTCATCAATACAGAAAAGACAATCTAGAATCTATAAGGAAGTATGATCGAGAGAGGGGAAGAACTGAGAAACGTCTTTTTTTAAATAGGGAAAGAATTAAAAAAAAGAAAAAAGAATATACTGCAATAGGTATTAGATGGAGAGAGCGTAATCCTGATAAAAGAGCGGCGCATGTAATATTGGGTAATGCTGTTAGAGATAGGCGCATTTTTAAACAACCATGTGAAGTTTGTGGAAATATTAAAGTTGATGGGCATCACGATGATTATACTAAACCACTTGAAGTTAGATGGTTATGCAGAAAACACCACAAAGAACTTCATAGAAAATATACAGACATCCCTTTCTGATTGATTGAAACCCGTGTTAGCCGAGCGGGGACGATTCGGCTATTTATGAGCGAGCGACTATGCGCGATAAGGGCTATATATGTTTATAGTTTTTGGACGGCCAGTAACCAATCTGGCCTCGCTCTCTTTTTTTATTTGAGGAAATAATTATGAGTTGTTTAGGCTATTGTGATGAATGCGGTGAATATGATCGATTAGTTCGATGCTACAAAAATATTTTAATTGATGGCCCGATATTGCTTTGTTCGGAATGTGAAGTTGAATTCGATGATTTAATGATGAAAGTCTTAACTAAAAAGGAGAACGAGGTTGAGGAAAATATATGAGTAGAAAAATAATACAAATAACATCTTCATGTTGCAGTGACATGAATGGTTCAGATCTCTTTTTTTTAGACGCTTTATGCGACGATGGTACGGTTTGGGAATATATGCCAACAACTGATAGTTGGTTTAAGCTTTCTGATATTCCTCAAGACGAAGAAAAACCACAAGAGGTATTAAATGGAAAAGAGTGTATTGTCAGATAGAGAAGTTCTTAAAGCGTTCATGGATTTTAGAATTCAAATAAAGTGGTTAGAAGCCGAGAATCTAATGTTACGGGAAAGAGTGATAAAAGAAGAAGGCTATGAATCTAAAGCATGGCAAGCTGGCTGGGATAATTGCAGTAAAAAAAGACGTGACCGCGACAAATGCTTCAATTATCAGGAGTGGAAAAAAAGACAACACACTTTAGAATATTCAAGAAGAGATATATGAGCCGAACATTTACATGTGATATATGCGGGACGCATAGATGGGATACGGAAAATAATTGTCCTGTTTGTATAGGGCATTGCGAAAAAACCGAAGATGAAAAGAAATACGAAATAATCGAGCCTTATATATGCCAAAAATGCCATAAAACATATGGGAAAACAAATTTAGAATATGAGAAATGCGCCATATATGTAACGTGTGACTGTGGTTCTAAGGAGGAGATTTATATAGTAAACACTAACAACATTAAAACCACTTTAATCGTTGACAACTTGTAACCATATGACAAAACCATACGTAAGATTAATAGACCCCTTCCCTTATCCGTCAATTAACGGATTAAAAGCCCTCCCTGAAAAATATTATTGGGTTGGCTACATTAAAAACCGTAGACATATCAGCGAAGATATAGAAAACGAAGAAGAAGCATTAGGCAAATTTTTAACATTAAAGAGTAAATATAAGTCAGCTTTTATGCTTCTCATTAATGCACCAACAGTTGGAACGCTAGGCGGAATTGATAGATCGAACACTAGTGATCATCGTTGGTTCAGGAATAATAAACTTTAATCGTTGACAACAAACAACAATCAACGTATAAGATAACAAACCATAAAGGAAATAAATATGAAACAATTTGTAATTAGACATGGAGATGTGATTGTCCGTTCAACAAACGAAACAATTCAAGGTAAAGAGAAAAAAGATAAGGCGTTAGCTTATGGAGAAGTGACAGGACATTCACATAGAATGAAGGGTAATTCTCAAGTTTTTGAGTTTAACAATAAAATGTATTTAAAAGTTTTGTCAGAATTAGATTGTTTGACTCATGAAGAACACGGCAATATTGAAATTCCTCAAGGAGATTATGAGGTAATCATTCAGCGTGATTATATTCCAGGCGGATGGGTAAAGGTTATTGATTAATAAAAATATAATTGGGGATATATGAAAAAAATTGAGACACTAACGGAAGAGCAAAAAGCAAAATTTCCAGAATATGTAAATAAGTGGATCAGTATTGGATTAAGCACTGAAAACCCTAGTAAGGAAGTTGCACAAAATTCAATTATAAAAGTTTATGAATCAGCAGGGGTGCCCGCCCCAAAAACTTTTATTTGGGTTGAATCCCCTCTACATGCAGGAGTTTGTTATGCTTTATTAAAAGATAATAAGTTGGCTTCTGTCGGGGCTTCTCTCAGGGCTTCTGTCTGGGATTCTGTCTGGGATTCTGTCTGGGATTCTGTCGGGGCTTCTGTCAGGGATTCTGTCTGGGATTCTGTCGGGGCTTCTGTCGGGGCTTCTGTCTGGGATTCTGTCTGGGATTCTGTCGGGGCTTCTGTCGCGGATTCTGTCAGGGATTCTGTCAGGGCTTCTGTCGGGGATTCTGTCAGGGATTCTGTCAGGGATTCTGTCTGGGCTTCTGTCTGGGATTCTGTCGGGGATTCTCTCAGGGATTCTTGCTATGGATCTCATGATGCTAATTGGCTTGCATTTTACAAGTATATGCATGACGAATTAAATGTTGATTGCTCTAAGCTTAATGGATTATGGGAAGCGGCAGAAAATTGTGGTTGGTTTATTCCTTTTGAAAATATTGTAATCATTTCTCCAAAACCTTATCAAATTAAAACAAAACTAAACGATAGAGGGCACCATATTTTACATGCTGATGGCGAGCCTGCTGTTTTTTATTGTAATGATTTTAAAATTTATTCTCGTGAAGGAATTAGAATTCCTGAAAAGTATGGCTCTGTTAAGGCAGAAGACTGGAAAGCGGAATGGTTCATTGAAGAAACTAACGTAGAAATCAAAAGATTAATAGCTGAAGCTATTGGATATGAGAAATTATTTGATGCTTTAAATGCAAAGGAAATTTCTCAACATAGAGAATATAAATTATACAGAGCCGAAAATGTCGACGTAGAACCAATGCATATACTTACAATGATATGTCCTTCTACTAAGAAAATACATTACGGGAGAGTGCCTCCGACAATAACAAGCGCAAGAGAGGCAGCAACCTGGAGAAACCAAGGCATTGAGCCTGAAAGTTTTATGGTGGAACAATAAATGAAACGAAAAGCAACCCCAAAGCAACACGCAAAAAGGCTTAAAAACTTTAGCAACAATTTTAAATATTTCAGACATGACGCTAATTTATCCCAAACAGAACTAGCGCAAAGACTAGGAGTAAGAAAACAAACAGTTTTTCACTATGAACATGGTATGCGCTACCCTGGAATTGATATAATCATGACTCTTTGTGATGTTTTTTGCTGTACACCGGATGAGTTATTATTATGAAAAAAATATGTTAACAAGCTTAATGAGTCAACATATAAGTTAACTATAACATTTAAAAGGACAAACAATGAAAACAATAAAAATAGTACCAACACAAACCGAGCTAACAGAAGAGCAATTATGTGAAATTTGCAACGAGTATGATGTTATAATCGAGGTAAGTGATAACAGGCTTTTCTCTGTTTACTCACCAGGTAATAGCAAGCATACCGAGCGTGATTTTTCTTGGAGTAATATGAAGCATGAATATTGTGAAGAAATAAGCGAGTATGAAAAATCAAGACCAACGGATGAGGAATGATATGAGAAATAAATTTTTCACAAAACAAGACATATTTGAAATAATTGAAATAATAATTGCTGCAGCTTTCTCAATTATTATGATCTACATGTTGACCATTATTTTTTGGAGTTACCAATGAAAAACATAGAAGAAGCTTTAGATATTTTCATGATTGCGTATCGATTAGGTGAAGTAAAAGATATGAAAAATTTACTTAACTCAGATATGCGAAAAGTGGGAAGAATGCACATAAATAACTATTATAAAAATAAGGAAAAACAAAATGAGAAAAATAATATTAGCAATACTAGTGATAACATCAACAGCAATTGCAGACGACTTAACGACTTGCAATCCGGTGTCAAAGTATTCGCTTAGAGATGAAAACATTGGCAGCATGACTTTAAGATGTCCAAACGGGCAATTTATGGGAGCTGTCACTTGTTCAAGCGAATTATATAGAAACGCCCAAGAGGTAACTTTACTGTCTAGCAATAGTGCAAGATGCGATTTTGAGCTTCAAGTTGAGAATGAAGAAAGTGATTATGATAACGAGTATAATTTAATTGCTGAACCAATTGTGATTGATAGAGCGAGATTGCAGATTAATTGTTGCACTAGGTAATTTTTCAGCGGGACCTTACAGACCTGGGTTCACCATAATGTGTTTGCCGAGCATTGCTGATTCGGCTTTATTTTAAAATAGTTGCAATTAATGACCCTGAAAGTGTGGTGGAATAAAAACACAAGATAGTTTTGAAGAGGTGTTAGCCGAGCCTTTACATCGGCATTATATGGGGGAGTTAGCAAAGTGGTAAATGTCGGAGATAACATCTTTAAGTCGTTGGTTCGATTCCAACACTTCCCCACGTTTAAGAAGAACAGAAATAAACAGAATAAAGAAGGTGAGTGATGAGTGAGTTTGAGAAAATTCAAAAACTAGTCAGAGACATGCAATCAAGCGAAACACCTGTTTTGCCAGTTTACGAACCTAATTTATTTTCTATAGCAAAAGAAGCTTATAGGTTAGCCCGAGCCGAGGTGATTGAGGAGGTGAAAGAATTATTTACTGACATGTGGGATTCTACATTTTTTAACAAGAACTCAAATATTACAAAGACTAACCAAACTAAGCGAGGTGGAGAAATGAGCGAAGAAACAAAAGCACCAGAAATACCTGGGTTTCGGGAAACCGAAAGAAATATATGGATTAAATTAAAGTCGGAAAATAGGGCAGTTGCGATTGTTCAAGGGACTCAGTTCTACTACAAACGCAGCAAGCCGAAGGAGAAATCTATTAGGGAGATAATTCAAGAGGAATTAAAGCTTTGGAGTCACTCTAATAGAGATTTATTTGCAAATGCCTTTGAACGCATACTAGAAAACTACGTAAAGAAAGAGGGGGGAGATGATTAAAGCTTGGTTATTAAGAATTAATGGGTATGAAGAACCCGAAGATAGAGTAGAAATTAATCCAATGATGAGAGACATGGAAGCAGATGACCCTAATTGCACTGGAGTCGTTGAGGGGGTTTTTATTCCATACCATGAATTAATTCCTTTCAAGATATTGGCAATGCACATGAAAGAGTTAGACCCTGAAATTGTAAAATTAGTCGATGAAAACTTTTGGGAGTTATTAGCATGACACTCACACAAGACCAAGAAAAAGAAAAAGAAAGAGGGGTGAGATGAGTGGAACGGACGCAGAACCAAACAAAAAAGGCGTAGTATCGAATTGTTGTCATGCTGGAGTTGATGACTTTGGACGTTGTCAAGATTGTCGTGAGCCTTGCGAGGAGATTAAAGAAACTGACGAGGAAGAAATGACCACCGACGACGATTTGCAAAAGAGGGCTGAAATTTACCTAGATGTACAAGCTAATACTGATAATTTTTGTGTTGAAAAAGCCTTCATCGCAGGTGCAAAATCACAAGATGCTATTAGTAGGAAAGATGAGAGAGAAAAGATTCTATCAGAATTTAAGGATTTTATAGAAAACAGAGCAGAACGCTGGAATTCTGATTTTATCAGATATGACTTAATGCTGATGTTTATCGAAGAACTAGAAACAGGAGAAACAAAATGACGGATGAAGAGTTGGAATAAAGAAGATTAATTTTAAAATCAGTAGTCTTTAGCACTATTTATTCTACTGATTTATCAGTGTGCATGGTTCGTTTGTCCTTACCATGCACACTGTTTTTTATTTTCTTCTTGGTCTTTCTAGTTCCTGTTCTTCAAGTGCCTCAATTGCAGACCTTTCAACCGCAATTAAATCTCCTTGAGCTATTTTTATTATTTTAGATCCAAGGTAATAATTACCCCAAACTCCTAATATAATTATTTCTATAGCCAGAAACTTGAAAACGTAACTAAAGATATCTGTTAATGCTTGCATTTTAGTACTCCTCTTTAGTGATTTGTTTGCGGAGTGGGATAACTTTGTCTTTAGGATTAATCCCCCTACGGTCATCAACATTATCTATGCCATTAAATCCCGCATGAAGATCCATTCCTTCTGCAAAATCTACTTTAAGTCCCCAGGCATCAATTGACCTCATACATCCTGTCATTAATGATGCTGTGGCAATTAAACCAATAATTCGTAATATCTCTGTATTTTTCATATATAACCTTTTAATAAATTAAGCCTAGCCACATACAAATTAAATGGCTAAACTGTTGAGTGTAGTACTACGGAATATTAATGATAAAACTTAAGTAAAAGATTCAACTTAACTATTAAATAATGGCTAACATTGTTATGAAAACATGCAAACTTTGTAATTTGTTTTTACCTATTTCAGCTTTTTATTTGCAAAAAGCCGGCAAAGGGGGAGTTTATGCAAGATGCAAAGAATGCATGAAGAAAATAGATAGAAAGTCGTATTCTTCTAAATCAAAGCGCATAGGAAATTGGCGATACACAAAACTTTGGGCAATGAAAAACAGACCCAAAGCTCGCGCTCATGGCAAAATAAAATATCTCATTTCAAAAGGTAAAATATTAAAACAACCATGCATTTATTGCGGAGAAGAAAAAGCACTGGCTCATCATTGTGATTATAATAAACCATTAGACATAAAATGGATGTGTCATAAACATCATAGTGCATGGCATAGGATTTTTATATCTAATGAAATTACTTAAGCGTGAAAAAAATAAGTGAATCATCTGAGCAAATGGCTTTTTTTCATTGGGTACGCATTCAAGGCTGTACGGATGAGCGTTTTAAAACAATATTTGCAATAAGCAACGGAATGCATAGTTCTGCAAAGGCTGGATTCAGGGCAAAACGTGAGGGTCTCAGGCGTGGCGTTAGCGACGTATTCGTTCCCATCGCATCACGAGGCTATCACGGCCTATTCATCGAGTTTAAAATTAAGCCCAACAAACTAAGCGAAAAGCAAGAAGAGTTTTTTAAACGTGTACATGGTCAAGGATTTGCGTGTAGAATTGCCTGGAGCGCGGATGATGGCATCAATATTTTAAAGGAATATTTGGGATTATGAAATATTTATTTGTTCTCGTATTTTTTATAACGTCACTAAGTAGTGCTCAAACTCGAAAATCTTACGATGCTCTTGGTTTAGCAATGTATTGCAATGAGTATTTAAAAGCTCCACAATTAGAAGGTATCAGCACTCTTTTGAACACCTTTGGGGATCCATTGCCATGCATAGAAAAGAGAATTGCTAAAGGCAATTTAAAATTTGCACAAATAGATTTAATTGATGCGACATGTTGGAGAAATAAAACATGTGCTCCAGGAGTCCCAAAACCAACAGACTTTAAGGCTATCGAATCACGAGCAAGAAAGGTTTATCAATACCAACAAAAATATCCGAATATAGAATGGTGGGTATCTCCTGCCCTTGAATACGATGAAAAATCTTCAAGTGCAGTTTTAAAAATGATGCAGGCTGCTCAAAAAGGTTGCCCACCTTGCAAGGTTATTCAATCTCCTTTTTCTGGCGCAACTGTTCCAGGGTATCCAATTGAAAAACATGGAACAAAAGTAAGAGCATTTTCTGTTAGTGGAGATGGTGCAAGTATTTTTGATGCTGATAATATTAAATCAGATGGTAATGGATTTGAGCATAATAAATCTGGAAGTGACCAAACTCATGCATGGTTTAATGAACTAAACTTAAGATGTACAGGAGAGAAAACATCAACTCCACCACTAAAGAGAACTGAGAAACCAACAGGAGCATTGTTCAAGCAAGCTTTTATTAACATGCAAGATGAGCCAAAAATCCCATCAGCTCCTAAAGTTTGCAAAGAAGTAAAAGCATTTAAAGATAAAGAAATAAATAAACCAAACGCTGAAAGCTATTGCAACGGTCAAACAAAAGATGTTCGAGGGAATAAGCCCATGTTGATTTTAAAAAGAAGAGGCAACCCAGGCGAAAGACTCCCTCTTTATAATTCAAACGGTGCTAAAGTTGGATGTTATAAATATTATGGAGAATATTCAGAAAAAGGATATTATAGGTATTATGAAGGCGATTGCTCAGGGCTTAATCCTGTTGAGCTAATGGAAAAGCTTGGTAGTGAATACGGCTTTTTGGATACAGGTAAGGGAAGATGCCAACTGATAAATGCTGTGAGAAGATTGGGAGTTTATAGATGAAAGTATATTGGGGCGAGATTCAAAAAACAGACAGTTGGGGTACCCTTCAAGATGTGAGAGAGAGAAAGCTTTTACCCTCAGAAAAAGAATACCACCTTCTCACCAACGAAGAACTAGAAGAAATAAAAAAGCAAGCAATAGCCGACTATGAGAAAGCTAGATGGGTTAATGTGATTAAAGTGGTAAAGGAACAAGTCTTTTACAACGGAGCAGAAGACCAAAGCATTGCCCCGAATAGCGAGATTACTTCTTCGGCAAAATAGAAGTTATCTCGCCTTTAGATCTTACACGTCCAAATATTCCAAACAATGTCCCTGCAATTCCGATATACGGTATAACATGCCCAGGAATGATTGCTAGAATATTCGGATCTTGAACAAGCTCCATAACAAGCGCAAAACCTGCAACTAGTGAGCCCCATATTGAGACAGAACTTACTGCGGATTTTCCTTCTTTAACCACTTCTGGTTTAATTATTGGTATTGTTTTTTTAGCCATATTTATCTTCCTCTTTTTTCTTGTAATAAATGATCAACCTTCGTCTCAATTCTTTCAAGAAGTTTAGTCGACTGAAAGAATTGAGACTTTAAAACCATGATTTCTGACTCATGCATATTTAATTTTATTTTTGTTGTCTCGACATCGTCACTAATTCGTTTGACCTGCCAAGTGCTAACTGAAACAGCGAGCATGATGGCTGTCTTGATAAATAAATCTATCCAATGTTGAAGACGCATAATATCAGTGTTTTGATGGTTGTTCATGGTGTGTACGCTATATAAAAAATGGTTAGATAAATATCGGTTGTAAAAATATCAGCGTATAACCCCTCTCCTACGTTTGTTTCGCAGTAACCAGAATCAACAATTGGCTTGAACTCATTATATCCTGTTGTGGCTGCTGGTACGTCGACAACATTGGTTATTGCTGTTCCACCTGATGCAGACTTAAGAAAGAATGATCCAACTGCTCCCGCTGTTGATACGTTCCACCCCATTACACGGATTATTTTTCCAGTGATTGCAGCCAAGACAAGCTTGTTTGTTCCAACCACACAAGTAGCGACGGCAGGAAGTATCTTTAATGCCTCGCCATTAATTTGATACTTTTTAACTGGATCAACCATGAAAAAATCTGTCATATTAAACCATCATTAGTTTTTGAGTGTAGATTTTACGAAATTTGGGTAAAACTTTTGTTTCCAAATAATCAACTTGTGATTGTTCTGTGTCGTTTAAAGATTTACCTAATGCAAGCTTTTTAAATACTGGCGCTCCCAAATAATGCAGACTGTACAATGCTTCTGCATCGTTTGGATTATATCCTAGATTAGACAATACATTTTGATTTTCTTCTTTTAATTTAAGGTATCCTTTATAGTTATCTGCTAAATCAAATACATCTTTTACACCAAGATTAGACGCTGTTTTCTTTAGTAATTGAAATCCGCCAGATGCTGACGAATCTGGATTTTTTGCATTTGGATTTCGACTTGATTCTATTTCGTAAATCGTTGAGTCAATTGGATCTGAATCAATTAGATTTTCAACTGCTCTTACTCTTTTTGTTTTATCAGTTGGTAATACATCAAGTTTTATATCTTCTGGTTTTGGCATATCTTCCTTTTGTATGTCTGATAATGATAAATCTTCTCCTGGCAGTAATTGGTCTGATTCTGTAGGTGTAACTAATTGTGACAGTGCTGTATCTAATGGTTGAGCAGGTGCTTTTGATTCTGGAATGCTTGCAACAAGACCAAGAAGGCCGGCTTTATTGATTGCATTTCTTATCGGATCGCTACTTATAAGTTTTGTTGCTGTTGGTTTATTTGCAGCAATTAATGATTGTTGTAATCTTCTTGGATCTTGTAATGCTGAAAATAAAGCATCTTGAACAAGATTGCCAGATTTTTCCCTTGCGGCTTTAATAGTATAATTTCCAATAACTGCAGGGATACCAATTAATGGATTATAGAACGCTGCTCCATATCCTGCGCCCTTAATTAACTCAGTCCATAAACCTTGTTTCTTAACTGCTTCTTTACCTGTTAAAGCTCTCTCAACAACATCTGAAAGTTTTAATGCTGTGTTAGATCCCCTAGTTACATTGGCAAGGTTTGAAGTATTTATTCTTGACGAGATACTATCTTTAATTGATTTTAAATAAGCAAAATCTTCTTTGGGTAATAAAGCTTTAAGCTGGGAATTATTCTTTTTAAAAAAATTAAGCTTTTGAGCATCGCTCATTTTTGAAAGATCTGCGGCTAATTGATCTTTAATTGGATTAATAGCCTCTGGATAAATATCAACTATTTTTTTAAAACTTGACGTACTTTCTGGAGATTTTAAAATTAAATTTTGTATTGATGAACCATCAACTTTACTAATTCTATTAGTAGTTTTATTTTTAAAAACTTCAGCATATTTTTTATATGCTTCATTTGCAGTCCGCCATTCCGTTGCACCTTCTGGTGCCTTATCAATTACTTCTGCAATTTTATTTTTTATTGTAGTTGCAAAAGCAAGCTTGGTGTCATCGCCAGCTCGTTGTGCAACATTAGCCTCTGAGCCTGCGCGAGATCTTAATCTTTGAAGCTCTTGAATTGTTAATTCATTTTTATTTGATTTATTTGTAATATATTCAAAAATATTATTTAATTCTTTTGGAACATCAATTGCTCCTTTTCCGTATAATGCAACTTTAGCATCTTGAATTGATTTTTTTAAAGGGTAAATCTTAACAGTTTGATCCTTTGGGATAGCTTCATAAAGCGCAGAAACTTTTTTCTTTTCTGCAGCTTTTAATTTTTGAAAAATATCTTGTATTTCTGATCCAGTATTTTCAGGAACACTATCTAATTTCTTAGATATCTGACTGAGTATAAAATCTTGTCCCTCTGTTTTCTTATTTGCAAAGTTTGCATACTCCATTGCTTTGGCTGGAGTTTGTGCCATTCTTTGTTCTAAGATTGCAAGCTCTGGGGATTGTAAAACTTCGGCACTTGTCCGCATTTGACCAAGCGGGTCTTTATTTGTTTCTCTGATAATTTTTTTTAAGTCTTGAGTCCCAACATAAGGCGCAAGGGTTTCACCAACTTTTGCCTCTGCTTCTGCAACTGTTTGCGGACCTATGATTTTATTATATCCAGATTTTGCTAGGTTAACCGTCCCTGCAATTCCCTCGCCTAATAATCCGGCTCCCGCGCCAAACAAAGCACCAATTGGGGCTGCTTCACTGGCTGCATTAAGCCGAGTCATTAAATCGCCGTCTGTTGACAATCCTGCTTGTAACTCGCTTAATCCTGCGCCTATTGCAGCGTTTTGCCCTGTTTTTGATAATAATCCTGCAATGCCTGTTTTATTTGTTTTTACGCCTGGAAGTGGCATTCTAAGAGAAGCAGCAAGCCCGACAGCCTTCGAAGCTGTTGAAGCATCTGGAAGCTGTTCTTCTAAGGCTTGCGCTGCTAATTGAGACTGTGCTTTTCTTGAATCGTAAAGCTCTCCTATGCTTTTTTTTTCTGGATTTGAAAACAAGTAATCAATTGCAGCATTACCACCACCAATAATTTCATCAGCGCCTCCTAATGTCATGTAATCAAGAATATTTCTTGCAGTTGCTCCGATTACTGCTGGTCTAAATTTAGTTAGCCCCTCACCCCCAATGTTTGTTGCTTCAAGTGATGGTGTAGTAAGTTGGCTGTCATAAAGTGCGCCAGCTTCTTCAGCGGTGAGCCCCAAAGAGGATCCGCCTATTTGACTATCGTATAATGCGCCAGCTTCTTCAGGTGTCATCTTGTTGCTACCCTTGCTATAAATTGTTCTCTTGTTTCACCTGGTAATATTTTGGGAATACCTTGCGAGGCATTTCTACCTAAATCAACTTTATTGTTTCCAATAGCTGGCTCACCAAGTAATGTAATATTTGCTCTGTTCCCACCTTGCTTTTCGAGTGTATCAAGTAGCGAGTTTGCATAAGTTCTATAAGTAGCAGATCCAGCTCTTGCTAGCTCAGGAACTAATGCACGAATATTCTCTTTTGATTGTTGAGATAGTTTACCTTTTCCTTTTAATTCTGAAAGATAACTATTAAAGGCATTTACAGGGCTACCAGGAGCAGCAAATATTTGAAACTCTCCTTCTCTTACAGTACTTGCAGGATCTAAAACTTTTGCAAGTGAATAAATTGCTGCAGCTGTGGCACTTGGTGAACTTTGATTTAATGAGGAATTAAGATTTTCTAGTTGCTGAGTAAGTTTCCCATAATCTTTTGCTTGTTGTGAGTTTGATATTTCCTTTGCAAAAGTTACCTCTAAATCACGTTGATTTTTTATATCATTAGTCGCTAAGGCTGTTGCTTCTGAATCATTGTAACCAGCATTAATATATTCATCAACTTTATTTTGTAAAGTTGAAAGCGTTGATTTTGTTGCTCCAAGTGCTGCAGGTACTTTTACTTCTGGTAATGCTGCAACTGTGCTTGATGGTGATGGTGTTCCAGTGCTTACAGTTGGATCAATTCCTGTAGGTGTAATCCCTAAAAGTTTATCTCTTTGTGCAAGTATTCTATCTGCGCTTCTTGGATTTTTTAATGCTTCCCCAGCTGCTGCTGCTTGTATATTTGCCGCTACTTGTCTGTTAGCGTCAATTGCGTCTTGCTCGTTTTTTAATCCTTGTTGAAGCTTAAATAATCCTGCGCTTGATTTTGCTTGATTAAATAATGAGGGCTGAATGTCAAACTCATTATCAGTTTTGCCGAGCAATAAATTGCCTGCAGTTTTAGTGTACCTATCAGTTAAATCATTCTGATATCTATCCCCATAACCTTTCAAAGCCCCACCAAGTAGACCGCTAACAAGTGAGCCGACTAACACATCACGAGGTTTAAACTTGCCACTTGCGCCAGCTTGTTGAAAAAGTGAAGCTGCAGTATCAGGAACTGATTGTAAATTATAATAAACATTCTCCTTAGCAATAGCATCTTGTGCTTGCTTGCCAAGTAATTGCGCTGCAAAATCTTCCATGAAGCCCATAAAATACCTCTATCCAAATACGCTTGCAGTTGTGCTCGTTGAGTTAGTTGCTCCACCACCGCCTCCGCCACCAGATTTAGAAATCTGTAAGCGTTGGTTTGCAAGCTGTTTAAAAGCTGCATCAGCTGCAGTTGGTGAACCGTAATTAAGCTGTGTGCCTTGAAATTGTGTATAATTAGGATTTTGCAACCCTGCCCCAAAGTTAGCTAATTGACCGCTTTCATTTAACTGTTGATTGCGTTGCCCTGATTGAAGCGTAAAATCATTAGCACGTTGTGTTTCATTAATTCCTACATTTCTTGAATATTCATCCCCACCAGATACAACCGCACTATTCATTGCGTCAGCTCTGATATTGTCGTATCTGTCGTTAAAGTCTTTCATTTGTTGCTGATACTGAGAATTAGGATCGTTACTATATGGGATTCCTCTGTTTGCTAGCTGTTGCTCTACGTCTTGTTTTTCTAGTCCTTGACGATAATCAAGATTTTTAGTCAAACGCTTGTATACTGCATCTTCTACTTTTGCTCTATTTGCTTCTAGGCTATCAGCTCCATATCTTGCCATTAGATTTGGATTAAACGCAGTACCAAGCTGAGAGCCTTGCAAGTTGCCCTTTGCTAAATCACGCCCCATATTTGAAAGTGCGTCATTAGAATCGGCAATGCCTTGTTGACCTTTTGATAATCCAGTTGTGACAGTTGGACGTCCTTGTTCATCATAAGTTACAGTTTGTGAACCAAACGGATTAACCTGATTTGGGTTATTGATTTGTAAATTATCCTGCGCTTGTTGTTGTTGTACTGCTCTTTCTGCCTCTGTTGCTTGAGAAGCATTATTAATCTGTGTACCAGGTTTTAGGATTGGTGTTTGACCTTTACTACCGCTACGCCCATCACCGCTTGATGCTGGTGCTGATTTATTTGGGTTGGTTGTACTTTTAACCGTTTTACCTGTTTGAGTATCTCTATATAAACCACTTGAAAGGTATGTATATCTATCTGCCATATTATTTCCCTACTGCCATTAATCCTTTTGGTACTACCACCACTTTTTTATCTGGAACAATTACCGGAGCGACTACCGGTAATTGTTTATTTATTTCATCAGCTCTTTTTTTATCAACATATACCCCAGGCGAAACACGATATTTACCATTTGACTGTAATGTTGCCCTAGGTTGTTGTGCTGCAGCAATGCCAGATTCAGGAAGAAGCGAATTAATATTATTTATTAAGTCCTGTTCTGATTTTGCATTTGAAAGAGCCGCATTTGAATAGTAGCCAGTCCAATCTTGAACCATTTTAGGGGATGCTTTTTCCCCTAAAATTGCTTGTATTCGTGGTTTTAATAGCTCAACGGATCGCCCTCCCAAGCTATTTGAAAAATCAACATCGAAATAGTTTCTCTTGGTTTTGCCATCAGCATTTTGAAGCTTTGCGCCTCCGTCCAACCCTATATTAAACTTTGATCCGTCTGCTAAAGTAACAAAATGTGACCCTTCTATTTTTTGAGCTAATCCTAATTTTTCTAATCCTTTTCTAATTTTATCCCTTTGCATTTGTTCTTTGCCCTTGGAAGATCCAGTAAGCGCTCCGGCTAGACCGGCTAGTCCACCAATCCCCGCACCAATTAAAGCCCCTGGAATTGCGCCAACTCCCCCGAACATTGCCCCAACACCTGCCCCAAGAGCTGCCCCTGATGATGCTCCTTGGATTGTTCCTTGTGAATTTCTCTTGCCCGATGCTGCAGCATCCCCAAGGTATTTGGCTGTTTGGAATCCTCCATAAAGTCCGGCTGCTATGTTAGCCCCTGGAACGACAGTCGCTGCTGTTTGGCTTCCTGCTGCTGTTCCTACGTTAGCAAGTCCGGCTGTGCTATTAATAGTTCCGCCTACTTTATCACCATTTTGAAATTGATTTATTCCTTGTCCTAGTTGCAATAATCCGCCCACTCCTTGAACATATTGCCCTGTGGTTGTCCCTGGTGCTTGAACGCTTCCATCGCTCATTAACACTGATCCATCCATTTTAGTTTGAATTGGAGTAACTGCTATTCTATTTGTCCCAACTATTTGAGGTGTTGGCAAGCTTGCCGATCCTGCTCCTGTGCCTAAAAGCCCCGATGGTTGAGGTGTTCCCCCAGATGGAACGCTGTTAGGAACCGATGGGGTTGGCGTTCCTCCTTCAAATAAACTAGGAATTTTTAGACCTAAAGCCTTTCCACCTTCAAGCGCAAGCCCTGCGCCTGCTATTGTTCCGACTGTACCTAATAAGCTTGGATCTCCTGCTGGTTTTTTACCAACACCTGCTTCATACATTTCTTGCTCTGTACGTGGCTTATCGTAATGGTCAGTATATGGATTATAAATATATCCAGGTTGCTCGCCCCATTTAGCATAGTTAGGCCCAGGGCGTATTTTGTATTTAGCTGGGTTTTGAACCCCTGGTTGTGCTGAATCTTCGTATCTATATGCCATTAGTAACTCCAACCTCCCAAAGTAGCCGGTCTAAATCGTGGCCCCCATGTTCCATATCTTGTCAAACTTCCTCTATTAGTCCCCTTCCATCTGTTAACCGACTGTTCAATTCTTGATAAAAATTCATTCACGAAATCTGCATAACCATCATATCTTTTGACCTCGTACCATCTCGCCTTAAGTCCAAGAATTACTAAGTCATCATCAAACATGCATAAGTCTGTATTTGCTAACATTGTTTCATATGGTTCATCGTAAAGTGTCCAGGTAACTGTACCATCAACTCCCGCCCCTGTTGGTGGTGTTGTTGAGGTTGTTCCGCCTGCAGTTGTAAAAAGATTTACGCCGTTTACATTTCTATATGAAGATGCAGCAATAACAGTTGATGGTGTCCAGTTAGGTGGTAAGAAAAGATTTTTAGTAATGTATTGATACGTTCCAATTTGGTCTTTTGGTAATGCAGGATTAACATTAAATTGTCCGCCTGCAGTATTTGGATTTGCATCACTACCAAATATTCTAAATGCTGTAATATAGCTGCTCGATGCAATCACATTCAATCTATACGCAAAATCTGCGTCACTTCCATTATAAAGTGGAAGGTGAGTTGTTGAATTATATTCAGTATCAAGAAGTGGTGAATAGAAATCTTTCGGCAATGGATACGATGTTCTTGAGCTAGAAGTTGACGTAAATTGATACGTTTTCTTTTGTTGTGGAAAACACCTAGCTTGTCTTAATTCTTCGCATACTTGGATAAGTAAATGTTTTACTT